GATTTGCGTTGTCGCCCTGGTTTATGTATGACCAAGCGGCACGAACGTGAGAAGCGGTGTTAATTGGGTAACGCTTCTTCTTGTCCTTCTGGTAGCCGGGGTCGGCGTAAGTAACGTCACCGTAAGGTTTTGAAGAGTCCTTTTCAAAGATTGCATTTACTGCATCTTCAACTGCGTTTTCTACAGCGTCACGAATTGCGTCAGCGGCTTCGATAGCAACCAACTCTTCGTCGCGAGAAACAACTTCGACTGGCTCGACAGATTCAAAGATTGCCAAAGCATTCCCCTTGGTGTATGACTCAGCAAGTGCGGCATACTGAATCTCTGCACCTTCAACGCCTGGGCTGTTGGTGAAGTCAATGCCGTGAATGGCAAGGTCGTCTGCAGTGGTGGCTTCCATGCCGTCATCGTGAGTAATAGAACGTGGGTTGCCACGCCATTCTCCACGGATAGAAACACCCTTAATAAACTTTCCTGCGGCAAGGTTTGCAACGTCACGGCCAGCGGCGGTGTTTGCAATCTCTGCTTCAAATTGAGCAGAGCCATCAGGAAGAAGTTTTACGTCCGTAATGCGACCAACAGTAGAAGTTGCGTCGTCTTGGAAGGCCGCAGCGTGGCTAGTAGCCATGTTAAGAGGCATTCCTTCATCAGAAGCAATTGCGTTCTTCATTCGCTCGACAGCCTTAGCAATGTTTCCGCGTGTGTAAAGACGGCGGTTCTTGGAAAGACCTGGCTTTAGAAATACACCACGAATAGTGGCTGCCTTGGTTGAGGCCATTTGATTCTCCTGAGACTCTTGAGCATCCAGTTTCTTCATAATGCCATTGACCCAAGAACGACCGGCGTCTCCACCCCAGCCAAGCCAAGCAATGTAGCCAGCGGAAGGGTTCGACGCATTTGCCCAGTCCTTACCCTTTTTGTCAACTTCGTGACGGGCAAAGTATGAGTGCATTCTTTTGATAGTGTCAACAGAGATGTTCTTTCCGTTGGAAAGGTCTCTAGCACGGGCGACACCCACCGCAGTCATGCCGCGATTAAATTTCTTGCGCAGTTCAAGAGAGCGTTTTGCGTTGCTTCTTACCTGTTGTGGTGGGGAAAAACTGTCTGCCATATTTAATTTTAAAAGTTTAAAGTTTCCTCTAAACAACGTAATTTGAACTACCGCTGTCTTTAATAACAATTAAAACACACGTGTCAATGTTTTGAAAAAATAACTATCTCGGAGTGTAATAACGACCGTGATGTTTCCAGTGTTTAACGTGTGTAAAGCGTTTTGCACGAATTCGCAAGCGCTTTTGGTATCTTGGTCTGGTGGCTGTTCCCCACGCAGTTCTTTGGTTGAAACGACCGGGGGAAATTTCGCCCCTAAACTTCTTAAATTTACCGCTAATGCTTGGCTTCTTAAGCGTTACCTTCTTGTGGTAAGCAAGCCAGCGACTACCTCTAACGTGAGGTTTGATACTCGCAATGTACGTCATTCTGTACAAGCGGTTTCTAGCGGCGTCTCCACGAGATTTAATTGTGGATTTAGTCAATGCGTGGTAAGTAGCAGACGATGTGTGTCTGAAGTTACCTTTCGCCATTCGAGCCTTAGCAAGGTTCGCTCTTTCCGCCGCTAACTGAGCAGCGGTTTGCGAACCTGCCGGGTGCTTGGAGTGCATTGCATAGGCACCCGCCTGTCCAAGCCAGTTGCCCGCCATGTTAACCTACTTCTTTTGGAACCAATGCTGCGGCTTTTTCCGCCGTTAGGCCAAGGAAAGGGTAAACCGGCTGTCCTTCGCTCTCAAATTCTTCGCCGTTAATTTCAATCGGCTGTTGATTCGTTGTCATCTGACTCCGATACAGATTCTGTTCCAGATGGTGCCTTTGCGGACCCCATTGGAGTTGGTACCTGACCAGGCTTTTTAACGCCGGTAGATTTTTTGCTTGACTTGTCCTTGGGGGAGCGAGTCGTCCTTCCGCTGACGTTTGAGCCAGGGTTGGTTGTGGGAGCAACGGGGGCGTTCTTTGTCTTTGCAGACGGCGGCTTTACCGCATCGTCACCAGAATTAACTGATTCCATGCTGTCACCTTGAGCCTGAACAACCTTGAGGTTGGCAGAGGAAAGTGCAGCAAGGTCTGACCAGAGAACCATGTTCTGACGGTCAACAAGGATTGGGTCGTCTCCACCAGGAATAGGTGGTTCGCCAATGTCTGCGCGGGCGCGGTTAACAGTCCATGTGCCGTTGCGAATGCGCTGGTCACGAATGGTTTCAATAACTTCGTCGTCTCGCCAGTCAACAACACCGAACTTAAGAACCCAGTCGGTAATACCGTAGGCTTGGTACATAAGTGCGAAAGACAACTTCTCAAGAACAAGTTCCTGAATAGGTCCTACTGTGTTGACGCGGAACGTCTTGTCCTGAGCGGTTCCAGTTCCACCGCCAAGGTTACCGGCTTCAATGACGCCTACCTTTGATGGTGGCACACCGTAACCGGAGAGAATTTCATCTCGGCGCTGTTGAAGGGTGTTGAGCCAGTTGTTAATCTGGTTCGTTCCCATTTCGTGAACAATGGCGCCACCCTTCGTCTCGAAGAGGTTACCGATGTTACGAGCACCGAGGTTACGAATTGCGTACTGTTGCTGAAGGCGCTTCATTTCCGATTCAGGAAGAGCAAGGGGCCAGTCAACGTGAGCACGAAGTGGGTCACCGCGCTTCATCGTTTCTTTGATGAGTGCAGCAGTGAACAGCCAAGAAGTAATGGGCAGAATGTTCTTCTGCGTTGGGCTTACACCGTAAAGGGTGTCGCCAGGTGCGTCAAACTTAATGTGAATGACTTCGTTTGGCTTGAAACGAGCCTCACGGTTGGTAGGAGTCTTTTGGTAGTAACCCTTGACTACACCGTGTTCGTCGGCAAGTACAGCCATTGATGTGGGGTCAAGCGGGTAAAGAGCCGCTGGTTCCCCCATAACCCAAACTACTTCGATAAAAGCGTCACCAAAAATCATAAGGTCTGTTACAACCTTGCGCATTAGTTGGCGAATGTCGTCGTTGGGGTTAACGTACTTAAGAAGGTCTTGGACTTTCTTAACGTCTTCTGGGGCTTCAGGAGTTTTTTGCGGACCCGTTGAACCACCTTCAAAAGCAATTTCAAGGCCACCAGCAGTGGCCGTACGAGCAATAGTGTCAACAGCGGCGGAAGACCATGGGCAAGCCAGGTAAGCCTGCAACAACTGTTGCATAAACGTAGGGCGGTCAAGAGTACCAGCCGTTACGTTTTCTCCGGGGTTGATTTCAGTTGAACCACCGATAGGTACGCCAGTTGCGTAACCGGTGCGACGGGGGCCACTCTTAGGGCGTGCCTCAAGAATTTCTTCGTTGAATGCACCAGCCTCTTCAAGTCCCCTTCTAAAAGAATTAATAGCCATTGGTTATCTTTCGTTAAAAGGGACTAAGCCCAAGGTCGCCTACAAACATATTACCAAAATTTGGTTGCTGGAGTGCGGGCGCATCCTCTTCTTCAACAATGACCATTGTGTCGGGTACACCAGTTTTAAAGGTAGGTTCCCTATCGTAAATGATAGGACGTGCGTATGTTCCAGCAGCCATGATTACGTAACGTAATGCGTCGGCAATGTGGTCTTCTACGTTTCGAGTTTCCGCGTCATCAGGTTTTGCCTGGCTTCTAGGAAGGGCGGGAATTGTCTCAATGAACTGAGGGCACTTGTCCTCAAAGACATGGAGCATTGGGCAACGTTCCTTACCCTCTGCACGGTGGATGTCACAAGAAGGACCGTCGTTAAGGAATTGGTGAACGCGTGACCAACCGTTGATACGGTCGTTGTCTGCCTTTGTGATTCCGCAACCCTCAATACCGTAAATGTCAGCAATTGACATTGGTGTTCCGCGTGAGCCCCACATTGAAGGGTCGGCTACTCGGATTACCTCTAGTTCACCGTGTGAACGCTCGGCTTCGAGAATAAGTTTTGCTTGACCGTCTGCTTGGATTCCGGAGACACAAATCTCCCTGTAGACCCAAACTCGACCGTCGTTGTCAACAGCAATCCACACACAAGCAAATGGTGCGGCGTAGCCATAGTCGATTCCAGCATAACGAGGCCATTCTTTTGGAATGTTAAAAGAAAGGACAACATGTTTTGCGTATTGCCATTGTTCAAAGAACTGGCCAACCATTGCGTCCCAGTCACCGTCACGCATTGCGGCACGGCGGCGAGGGTCTGGAATGGCATCAAGAACCGCTTGGTATCCCTCGTTAACGTGAGGGTTGTCGGTGACTTTTGCCTGAATAAAGGCAACTGTTCGTCCACGACTACTTTCCCCAACTTTTTCCGTATAGCGAATTTTTCCGCGTTTGGTTGGGTTAATGAAGCGGTCTTTAAGATATTTGTGTCCGACTCCACCAGGGTTGGTGGCAAGTCGAAGGCCGATAACAGGAACTAACTTGTTACCGGAACGAAGACGCTCTTCAATGTGCTGGATAACAGCGGGGAGCATTTGAGAGGCTTCGTCAATGTAGAAGGCCTGGTATTCACCACCGAGGATTCGGGATGCGTCAACCAGGTTTTCTGCGTATGTAAAGTTGATAATGGAACCGTTGTTGAACTTCAACACCTTATTGGTGGAGTTCCACTTAGCGCCGAGGTCACGGCCATAATTCCATTTTGCCAACTGAGAAAGAAATGATTCTTCCAACTCAGGGTATGAGCGACGGAAACAACCGATTCGCATACCAGGGAAGTTGGCGGCGTTCCAGAGCGCGTCCATCAAGAACGCAGCGGTGTTGTGCGTAGGAATAAGGTTTTCAGTTACCAGGAAAAGGTGGTCTGGTGAAGAAACCTTAAGACACTTCATGTCTCGCTTTCCAACACGCTCCGCAGAAACAATGTAACGGAAGTTTGTGGTACGGCGTTCTTTGTCCAAAAATGGCTCAAGACGTTCTGCTTTGCGGGTCAGGCTAAAAACCTGAACCTTTGCACGGAACTTAACGCGCCATGCAGGGCCACAGTCTTTACCGTCCAGTTTCGTACGAAATTCACGAACACTAACCTTGTGCCCAAAAGAACGTGCCAAAAATGCTACGGCTTCGGTAATGTCTTTGTTGGTGTTAGCAAACTCAACGGTGCCATTCTTAAGGCAGTTTCCGTCAGTGTCCATCAAACCACGAAGCAATTCAAGACGTTGTTCAGCGGATGTGAAAAGGTATTTAGCCGGAACGTGCTTATTTGCAAGAAGGTTAAGTTCCTTTAGTTGCTTTGAAAGCCCATCAAAGGTAACGACACGAAGATTACGTTCAAATCGGTTGGACTTTACGGGAATGCTCTTTGAGCACTTTTCGAAAATCTCATCGTCAATTCCGCAGATTCTTCCGCTTCCTGAATAACCATCACCAAGCCATGCACCAAGAACGTAAGGGTCGATTGGAAGAATGCGTTCTGGCATCTCCAACGTCCCACAAACTGGTACAGCGTGGTTGTTGCGACCGTCTGGGGTCTTAAGAGTGGCTACAATTTCAGCAGTGGTACGAACGGTTCCAGTCGGAACGTCCTTGTATTCGTAATCACGTTCGGAATTGCGCTTTTTTAACGCTTCTGAGAACTTAATCGACTTGATGTTACCGGCACGTGAAGAACGCTTTGCCTGACGGCGTTCCCGCCACTCTGGGTCGAGACGTGTCAGTTGAGCGAGTTCCTTGGCATCAAAAGTGAGCCAAAGGTGTTCATCGTTTACAATTACGGCTGAGCCGTCGTCAAAAGTAAGTTCATAACCTTCATGGTAGTGAACAGGTGACTCTTTTAGAACTTCGTAAGGCTTTCCGTCACGTCCGAAGATGGTATCACCAGCGTGAATATCCTTCAAAAGTTTGAAGCCATCGGGCGTGGGGATGGAAGTGGAGTTAATATCCAGTTCCTTTCCACCACCAGCGGCACCACCGTAAAGAATTGCGTCAATTCGTTCGGCTGATGCGTCGTGAAATGCCCTCTGTCGTTCAGTTGGTTCGTAGTTGAGAATACCGAAGACATCTACAGTCTCCGGAACAACCGAATTGGATACAAACTTACCGAATGAGGACATTACTTAGACCAAAAGTACAATGACCAGGAAATCGCAAGCAATGAAGAAACTACAAAGAAGAAACCAATGCTTTTTTGCATTGAGGCGATAGCCCTGAAGTACTTGACCTGGGCAGCATCCTTTTGGAGCCCCAGAACACTATTTGCTTCCATGAGGGCAACAGTCTTTTCGTACTGTTCGTCACCCATGATTTTGCGTGCTTCGATTTCGCCAATACCGACAATATTGCCGAGGTTGGCAAAAATCTCTTGCTCGTCTTCGTTGTAATTGTTTTCGTTGTTCATAACGTGTTCCTTAAAACTTCAGGTAATCTACGTCTTCGTCAGACATCAACCTTCGGATGAACTCGTCATGTGCTTCCCATTGAAGGTCAACTGGTAGTTTCCTAACAATTGAAACCTGCCAAGGTTCAAATCCAAGGTGATAAAGTTCTTCATCACTAGGTGTGCAGTCGCATTCCTTTTCGGGCATACAACTGTGGCGATTCTTATTCATAGATTACACTACTTTTTGAGTTTGTCAAGTATTTCGGGGAAGGTGCCTTGGAGCGGGTTGCTCCGTCACCAGCGGGATACCATCTGAAGATTTCAATTCCCTCTTAAAAGCCTTCCAGCGAAAGCGGTCTGGTGCTCCCTCTCCAACCCATTCGGCGTGGCAGGTAGCGCACATTGCGGTCTTTACTGCTGGCAACACCATGCAGATTTCGCAAGGTTCGGTTGTTGCTCGATTGCGCTTCTTTTCGACGCCTTCCTTGAGGAAGTTAATGCTTTCAATAATTCGCCTAAGATTTTCCTCAGATTGAAGAATCTTTTGCTCGATGTTTTTGATTTCGCGACGAACTGGGTCGTTGGTCTTCCTGCCAAAGGCAGAGGCTTCGACCGCACGTTCAACCGGGGTCAATTCGGAGGAAGAGCCACGGCTAGAAAGAACTACGCTAGAACCAGTGTTAGAAGCGGCATAAGTGTCAACGCCAACAGCGTCCCTGCGTACCAACTCTTCAAGGTCATCAATTTTGATTTTGTTGGAGAACTTGCTAATGTTTTCTAGGCTGTCTACCATTCGCTTCAGCCGTTGCTGGGAGCGTCGGTTTAACTTGTTCGCCACAAAATCCTCCAATAAAAGTAAAAGGACGCCCGCAAAGGACGCCCACTCTACAAATATATTGCCACAGAGAATTTACTGTGTCAAGGATTTCTCATAAGCCTTCATCAAAACAACAAATTGTTCAAGTGAAGTTGTAACGTATGCTTGAGAAGTACCTTTGCGAATCCTTTTGTGCACAACTGCCCAAAGTTTCCCAGACTTCTTTCCAGCAACGCTTGCTTGCTCGCACCATTCAGAAAGAGCCATAGCCTTGTGATTCTTCGCTTCAAGAACCATTGGAACATCACGAATGTCGCCAAGGGCCATCTCAGCACTTCCCCAACGTTCGCAACCTGGAAAGCCGTTCTCTTTTAGGTATGCAACAATTGCAGACTCAAAGGAAGTTCCCTTTTGACGTGCCTTACTCATTCTCTGTAATCACTCTGTCAATCTTGCTTGAGTTGGTGTTCAAGTATCCTTCGACAGTTTCCGTTGACCAATAGAAACCACAGACATAGCACTTCTTGTGAAGGTGCTCTTCCGTCCTACTGCACAGGCACTTTGAGCCTTGTTGCAACTTAACGTAGGTG